CAAGGTCTAACGGGGACTTTGTCCAAAAGCTATTGTGCTAGCATCGTGCTATTTTCACAAACCTAAAGGGACAGGCGTTGTCCCACCCACGTGAGACGGTACACAACAAGTCATTATGGAGGGCTTGTTCCGAGACGGCAACAACGCGGTGGCTGAGGCTGCGCACACCATGAGGACTTCCCTCATCGGGCGCACGCTCAAGGCCGCCGACAAAGCCGTAAAAACTGCGGCCGACACGACTTTCAAAGCAGTGATCGGGCCCAGTCTCGAGTGCCGGGGCTACCGACTCCTTGGTCTCAACACCGCTCCTCGGAGCGATAAGGGGTTGTCACGTGGTCAGCGAGAAGTCAGGTTCACTTCCTATGCGACGGAAGCTGAGCCGTTCCTCCGCGAGGCGCGCATAATCGCGGAGACATTGATGGCATCGCACAAATTGCCAGCGACGGGACTCACGTTAGGATCTGGCGAGATCCTGATGCGAGTTGTCTTCCCGTCGACGCTCGACAGCCTGGAGAGCTCGTATGAGTTCACCAACAAGAGCAAAGGTGGCGCCTTCTTAGGCCCATGTCTGGCATGTGCAGGAGGAAACGACTTGACCGTCGTTGACATAAGGGTCACGGAGCACACATTGGCTTCGACGACCAATATCGTGGACAAGCTGTTTGGCTCAACGAAGGCAATGCCCGCCTTCTACCTCCGACAAGCAGTCGGCGCAGTGGCGGCAAAGGTCGCCAAGTCGCTCAAGGGAGGAATTTCCACGAGACACAGTCACTACGTCAAGTTTGAAGATGCTGCATCCGAGGAACAGTATTTGTACTCGGTGAAGTTGCTCGTACTGGCATTGTACCTCAATCGCGCACAGCGCGGAGTCCATACCGCCGCCCACGTTGCGGCCTTGGACAATGCGTACATTCCGATCTTGAGCGACTCCGAAGATGACGAGTACGGCGAAGGCGTGTGGTTCACGACGGACCACAAGAACGAGGCGCTGGACAAATTGGAGAGGTCCATTGCTGCCCTGACCCGCCGCCAAGGCCATGCATCACGGCTCATCCCGTGCCTGCCTGCAACACAGTTTACAGGCACGCCATATAAAGAGATGACCGTGCGAATGAGCGACGAGCAGTACGACGAACTGCTCAAGCAAAGCTTGCAGGCCGAAAACGGTGGCACTCAGAATGCCTTCTACTGTGGTCCCAACATAAGCGGGGCTCGCCCACCATTGGATACGAAGCATCCATTGACATGGGCGACGGCTTACACCCGACACTTCTGTAAGGTAGAAAAGACCTTGCTCTTCCCAGACGGCACCACAATGGACATCGTGGTGGACAAGGCAGACAAGCAGATGCCGAAGCTGGGAGCATGGGAGCGCACCGTGTGGAGTGACATCACGGCGCAGCATTCGGCCTTGTTTGCCGATTGGCTGGCGTCAGGTGGAAACCTCGAATTCGAGGGGAAACCACACTCGCACACGCGCGAAGAATACGAAGTGATCCGCGGTGAGATCGAAGCTGACCCCCTGTGGGGGCGCCGCAAGCTCATTCGAGCCACCTTGAATCTCAAGGCCGGAGAGGGAGGCGACAGGGGGCGTTTCATTACGCTCCCAGGAGTGTCGAACGCTGATGCGAAGCGGCACCAGTGTGCTTCCTCCGAGTTCGTGCAAATCATCGAAGCGTTTCACCAAGCGCAATTTGGCTTTCGCAATTACAAAGGAGCGACGGTCACCGGCAAAGCACGAAAGACGGCACGCATGATTGCCCATTGCAACGAGGGCTACGTGTGTGTGGGATTCGATAAGGGGGCGAATGATCGCACTTGGAACCATAGGAAATGGGAGGCGTTTGAG